AGGCGATGTTTCCGATTGAATCCCGAATCTTGATTGGTGCGTCCTCGACCACCGTAAGGAGCGAGATGATGGAACCCCAGATCCGTTTCCGCGCTTCCCGAAGCGTGGTACTGGTTACAAGGATCAAAGTATTCTGCGGCTGTGAGAGGAAGTTCACAAGACCCCAAGCCGCCATCGTGTGGGACTTTCCGCTAGATGCCGATCCGCCGACGGCGAGATACTTGTTGCGGATCGCGTTCTTGATCATCCGATCTGCCCACGGATGGCGGACCATCAGCTTCTCCGGAAGGTCGTCGTTGTTCCATAGCTCGTCGCAGATCCGCCAGAAATAATACTCCTTTGCCATCGGCCTGTCGTGTTGGGCGAAGCCGTAGAGTAGGGCCGTTATGAGGTTCGTTGGCTTGATGAACAAGCCGCCGACGTCCATCTTTTTGGATACAGGATCGATGCGCGGCTCCAAAACGTTTCGCGCCAGATTAGATTTATTTGTCATTTTTCAGAAAAAATTTCTTGAATTTTTTGGTTGGCTGATCTTAACTGTGTTCATCTTGAGCAGCAACACAAAAAATCAACTAAAGAAAAAGGGCATAAAAAGCAAGCCCAAGCAGTCCAGAGCCGAGATCGCAGATAAGTCCGCACGTCTCAAAGCGCGTGGGCTGGAGCTGTACCAGCAGGACTACATGGTCACCTCGATCGCTAGAGACCTGAAGGTCAGCACAGCCACCGTCCATAAATGGATTCGGGAAGCAGGAATCCGGAAGAGGCCAGATGGCTTTTCGTCTATCGCCGATCCGGACGCGGAGCCAGTAGATCCGTTGGCCGACACATTGGAGGAAGACCTCAAGCACAAGACTGGCGAAGCCGTCAGGCTGGCGATGCACGACGCCGTGCTGGAAGAAGAAAAGAATATCCTTGAAATCGCGGAGGCACAGTCGTCTCCAGCCGATAAGTACCAGCACTACATCGCTGCTGCTGGCGTGAAGCTGATGCGCGACAGCATGAAGAATCTCCGTGGGCCGAGGACCGTGAGAGAGCTGTCAGAACTCGACCAGCTGATCCGCCGCAACTTGGGACTTAATTCCAAGAACGGGAGCCAGAGCAAGATGCACATCGATATTTCCATCCTCAACAACACCGAAGCCGATCGCGGCGACGGAGCTGTCAGGATAAAGAAAAAAGCAACAACAGTAATTGACATCCCAAACGAAGAACAAAACGATGATTGAACTACACAACAGCCCAATTAAATTCCACATGCGGATCGAAAGCAAAAATCCAGAAGTAATCAAAAAACGAAAGATGGTTACTGTGGACGACTTCGCGTTCGATCCTATGGAACTGCGCGGAACGTATTACCGTGTTATCCCGACCAATGCGAGAGAGGTATTCTTTCTGGCATCGTTGGAAAAGTACGTCGATAAATGGGCTCCCGCAAAAGGCAACGGAGTCATTGTCCGGACTGAAATTATCGACGGCTTGTCCTACAATCGTAAATGATCATTGGCATCGACAACGGACTCGACGGCGGACTTTGTGCCATATCAGCGCACAACGGATCCATCATCGACAAGTGGGCGATGCCGACGTTTGAACGGGCTGGCAAGCGGGAAGTTGATACCGAAATCATTTACGACTGGATCACTGACCTGAACACTGAATCCTTAATCGGGATTGAGGAACCGCTGAAGCATGCAAAGTCATCTCAAGCGATGCGGTCAATGGGGATCTCGTATGGCAAGATCCTTGGCATGTGTGAGTCCCACAAGCTCAAAGTCCAGCCGATTCAAGTTCTGGACTGGCAGAAGTCTCTGTTAGGCAAAGTGCCTAAATCACATACAAAAGTCTTTGCTTTGAAGAAAGCAAACGAACTTGCTCCGGATGAGGACTGGCGCAAGAACAACCGCTGCACCGTGCCCCATGACGGCATCGTTGACGCTTACCTCATAGCACAGTATACTAGACAAAGATATGGACATCGCAAAAACACTAGAACAATGCCTTGACGACGAAGAAGAAATCCTGCTTGCAGACGGCTTTGAAGAAGCGTTCATGGGAATCGCCCGCCAGTTCGGCAAGCCTTTTGCCGTATACAGTTTCGAGAAATGTATCGAGATACTTGCCAGAGAGATGACTGAGGAAGACGCTCTGGAGTATTTCTACTACAATGTAGAGGGCGCATGGGTAGGCGAAAACACTCCGGCCTTCATGTCGTGGGCCGATCCTGACGACGAGATTTTGGTCAGTTAAAAATTTTTCAATTTTTTTTCTCGACTTCGTTCCATTCTTCGAGTAAGAGCTTTCTCGAATGAAAACACTATTCCCGAAGCAAGATGACGCCAAAGAATTTTTTCTCTGCTGTCACCGAAATAAAATCAACACGCTGGACAGCTCAAGCGTCGGCACTGGCAAGACAGTTGTGGCTGTCCATCTGGCCAGAGATTTCGGAAAGCCTGTCGCTGTACTTTGCCCGAAAGCGGTTGTCCCGTCATGGGAGCGGGAGCTGAAGGAACACGGAATAACTCCGTTGTTCGTTACGAACTTTGAGAAGATCCGTGGCGGAAAGACCAAATGGCTTTCCAAAGTCGGCAAGAAGATCATGCGCTGGTCCCTGCCAACCGACACATTGGTGCTTGTGGACGAGATCCACAAATGCAAAGGACCGTATACTTTGAACGCCCAACTTGTGGTTTCGTTGGTACAGCAAAGCTACTCCGTACACGGCATGTCCGCTACCGCTGCCGAAGATCCAACAGAGATGAGGGCTTTGGGCTATCTGTTGGGGCTCCACTCTCTTAACAAGCCGGATAACAAACTACGTAGCTGGTACGGGTGGATGATGCAGTACGGATGCTATCAGGACGATTGGGGCGGATGGAAGCTGGCGACTAAGACAAAGCTGGCTTTGCTCCGCAACATGATGTACGGAGTCAATTGCAACAAACTTACAGTAGCAGACTTTCCGGACAGCTTCCGAGACAACCGTGTTTTCGTCGAGCCGACGGAGTTCAAAGACATCAAGAAGATCGACAAAGCCTACGAGCAGTTGGGCATCACGCCAGCCATCATCGACGAGTACATTCTCAATGGCACTGTCGCCAACAGCGAACACGTTCTGGTAAACATACTCAAAGCCCGCCAGCTGGCGGAGTCCTTCAAAGTGCCAGACATCGTCGAGATGGCGGAGGACTTTATTACTGGTGGCAACAGCGTCGTCATCTTCGTGAACTTCACAGATACGGTAAACGCTCTCTGCGGCCTATTGAATTGCCCAAAGATCGACGGCAACCAGAACGCCGTTCAAAGACAGCAAGCGATCGACGACTTCCAGAACGACGTCGTCAACTGCATCGTCGTCAATATCGCGGCTGGCGGGACTGGCCTGTCTCTGCACGACACACGTGGGGAGAGGCCGCGTATCTCACTTATTTGCCCAACCTTTAACGCCAAGGATTACTTGCAAGTGTTGGGCCGGATACACCGCAACGGAGCCAAGTCGGACGCACTCCAAAAAGTGCTTGTCGCGGCTGGCACGATCGAAGAAACCGTAATGAAAGCAATCCGAATAAAGACGGAAAACCTACAGGCAATTCACGGCGAGTAAAATTTCTGAAATTTTTTCTTTACTCGATCTGAACTTGGATTATTTTGACCACCAATACTAACCACAAAACACAATGTCATTTGGAACTGGAGCAGGAAAGGGCGATCTGCCGCGAGCCGTAAACGGCGAAGCATTTCGTAATAACCACGATGATATCTTCCGCAAGCAAAAAGAATTTACTTATGCTGAATTGCTGAAGATACACGACAGAGCAATCGAAGAAGGAAAATTTGATATGGCAGCAGAATACAAACAAAAAATAGAACTATTAAATGAGAACACAAAATACGATAAATGATAAATCAATTATTATTGAAATATTAACAGAAAAATTAGAAACCCTTAGAGCAGAGTTTTCTGTAGTCGCGAAAGCCAGAAAGTCATTGAGGCGACGTTGTCACCATTTAGACGCAGCTAATAGTAAATTACAACAAGAACTTTCTTTTCTCAAAAAACATTATGATCAATATGCACTACAATGACCCCAAAGGCGCTATCGGCGCGACTAAGACCCCATTGGGTTTGATCCCGCCACATGCAATGGAGCAGACCGCATGGGTCCACAAGTTGGGCGCAGACAAGTACGGTCCGTGGAACTGGCGTGAGACTGGCGTGTGCGCTAGTACCTACGTCAACGCAATCTTGCGACACTTGAACGCGTGGCGCGACGGTGAAGACTTGGACCCTGAATCCGGTATCTCGCATCTGGCACACATTGCCTGTAGCGCGAACATCCTTATGGATGCTGGCTACTGCGGCAAGCTACAGGATGACAGGAACACGACGCGGCAGTGCAATGAGGTCGAAGAGGCGTACGGAGATGATCTAGATCAGCTTGCCGAAGAGGACGCTCTTGCTGAGTTCATCGAAGACATGTGGCACGATCTCGACAAAGACATCAAAGCAGATTGGGCCGAAGCGGGATACCGCCTATTGAACAGCGGCGAGTTTCTGGAAGACGGCGACGAAGTCTATGTCGGCTTCGGTGACTGGATGCCGCTTTACATCCCACATTGGATCAAACAGGAAGTCAACGACGGCACCTACCGCCGCAAACTCATCACAAATTGTGATCTTAAAGAAACTTGTGATTCCAAACCGGAACCTCAAGAAGAATGCAAATGCGGACGCCGTTACATCTACCACTGGCTGTACGGCTGGATCTGTGAAGACTGTGACCTCAAACATCAAGACCCGTACAACTCATGAACCGTGACCGACAAATGAAGATCACTGTGGAGATCCCACACGAAGGGAGCAAGATGGAGTTCTCGCTGCCGCGAGACCAGCCGCTCGAAGACTTAGTCACAGTGTTTCGCACCGTAATGACGTACATGGCATGGCATCCAGACATCACTGAATCCATGTTCAAACGGGAGTTTTTAGAAGATCACAGCATCGAGTAATGCAACAAAACGTAGGGCATTCAGTAGTGGTGCTGAACCAGTCTCATAAGCTGGCAAGTGTGGGTTCGACTCCCACCCCTGCAACCAATTTCGCCCCTTTAGTATAACGGTTATTACACGAAATTTGTAATTTTGATATGGCGGTTCGACTCCGTCAAGGGGCTTTTAATTCTACAGACATGACGAGTTACACCGGAAACCAAACCCTAAACCGACACTAAAGACGACATGGACCCGACACCAATGCTTATTTTGGTCGCCGTACTATTGGTCTTAGTCAGCTTACTAGAGTAAC